AATCCTGCTGCACTTATTTCATCTTGAATTTTAGGAATTAATTCTTTTACTTTACCTATCTGTTTTGCTACATCATCCACATTACTCGTTATGTAATCCGCCTGCGCAAAGTTTTGTCTTGCACTAGCATTTATTTGAGCCATATTAAGTTGAAGATCATCCATACGAGATTGAAGTTTATTTAAAGTCTCGTTTTTATCTGTAAAGAATTTATTACCTGCGCCTACTGTTCCACCTGGAGGCGGTTGTTGAATTGATATTTTATTATAAAATCTTTTTAGTAATTGTTGTGCATCAATCACTATAGGTTCTACTAATTGGGGTGCATCATTTACATATTCAAATCTTTTAACTCTTAAATTAACCGAAGGCGAATTAATAACCATTTTAAGTAAATCGGTTTTAGCTACATTCATATTGGCTTGTTCAGCCGTTTTTAAAAAGCCACCTATTAATTCATTTTTAGGTCCGAAGACCGCGATGTTGGCATCTGCTAACTCTCTTCTTGAAATGTTCATTTTAATATTTTGAAACCCTGGTTGGTTACTTTTAAAATTAGCCAAAGTGTCACTCTTTCTTAATTGATTGGCCCATTCTTTAGCGGGTAAGGGTTTCTTTGCTGGGTGTTGTGCAATCCAGTCATAAAGCGAAGAACCAAATCTTCCTTTTCCTGAACCTTGGGATAAAGGTAGTTTCATAGAGTTCGCTTGAATTAAATCTAAAGTAGCCCGATAATCGTTTGCGTGTGTAACCGCCGGTGGTGTTTTAGAAATAAGTTCCATTGATTGAGCCGTGGGTGTTTGGGCCGTGGCTATTGTTTGATTAACCTTATCTAATGGTTTAGGCACCTGTGATTGAAGTGGCGGTTTAGGTGCAGTTGATTTAGAAATTTTAAATAATTCTCTTAAGAAAGGAATTCGTCTTCTACCTAAGTATGCAGCACCCGCGGCTAACGCACCAATGCCCAAGGCTCCCGGAACACCAGAGGGTTTATAAGGTTTGTATTCTTCGTATTCTTTTTTAGCCATTACAATAAATCCTTATCAACATTATTTCCAATTATAATTTCTCCCCCATCATGTACTTCTATAATAGGAATTGCTTTACCATCTTTGAAAATGGACTCTCCTCTAGGTAATCCATCAGGGGCTAATACTGTTCCTGTTTTTGAATCCCACGGATGATCTTTACTGCCAATACGAGGCATCTTACTTTTAGGATCTCCTATTACTTTAGGGTGAATTATTCCTGTTTCTTTTGACTGCTTTGTTAAAAGTTCTTTTTCTTTTTTCTTTATACGTTCTCTGAGCGCTTTCTTTTTTTCCAATTCTTTTAGTTTTTGTTCTTTCCACGCTTCAGGTTTATGTATTGGTAATCCAGCCATTACAATAAATCCTTATCAACATTTTTACCTATAACTACTTCACCCCCATCATTAAGTGTTTGAGGGAATTCATACTTAATACTCCATAGGTTTTCAATATCGGGAACGCCTATATGTTTAACAGAAACTGGTATAGTTTTTACGGTAGCACCCGTAAGAGTTTTAGGAGTACCTAAACGACTTGCCCCATATAGTGCAGCTCCTGTAAGAGCTAGTTTACCTAATTTTTTTATTCTTTTTTTAAAGCTAGACATTACAATAAACTCCTATCCACATTCTTTCCAATTACTATTTCCCCACCAGTACTATGTTTGGTTGCACTCTTAGATTTAATTTTATTTATGTAAGTTTCTAATTTAGTATAATCTTTAAAAAACTTATCTAATTTTCTTTCTGTTCTTGGTTTGTTATATTTATCTAATTTATAAACTTGTCTTAAATTTTTAGCTTTGCCCCACAATAAGGGCATAGCTTTTTTATTATGCTTTAAAGCTATCTTTGCTTGATTTTGAATTTTTATTTTTAAACCCTGAGCAATAGTTAATTTTCTTAAATCATCAGGTTTAATTTTATGAACTCCTAAAGGAGCTAGTTCGGGAGTTTTAATATACTTAGGATCTTGTTTTAATTTTAATCTAGCCCGCGTGTGCATTTTATGCCCAGCTGTTGCTTTTTTAAATTGTTTAAATCCTGTTTTAATCGCTTTAGTTAATAAGCCTCCTTTTAATTTCTTTTTAATTTTTCTTTTCTTTTTTCCTAGTAAAATTCTAACGCTTTTTTTAACGTCTGCTGGGTTTTGGCTCATATGAACTCCACCATACATCCTATGCATTTCTTCTCCCCAGGTTTCTCTAGAACCCACATAAGGCATTCTTTTTACAATAGCACCAAAACCTCCAGGATTAACTTTCAGTGTCAAACCTCTTCTGCCATAATGAGTTCCTTTTTGAGTTTTAATTTCTATTCCTGAATGAGTGGTAGGTTTTTGTTTGAAATTATATTTAGCTTCTGTTTTTTTACCTTTTACATAAATATTACGTCTAGATAAAGATTTATATATTTGATTATATTTTTTAACGTGAGCTTTTTTTCTAGCTAATTTCATAGCTGCTGTCAGAAGTTTTCTTTTCATAACAAATCCTTATCTACATTCTTACCAATGACAATTTCTCCACCTTCAACTCTATTAAGAACTTCTCCTCTATTATTAACTTTAAGTTTAAATTTCTTAATGAGTTCTTTTTTCGAAGCATCATAAGCTGAATATCGACTTAAGCCTGCCGCTTGGTTCTCTCCATAAATCTTTTCAAATATCTTTTGGGCACGCTTTCCTACTCTTGCTTTTTTAAAGGCAAGGTTTAATAAAGGAGTCCCAAATCTACTAAATACAGCCATAATTAATAATACACTATTCTTAATCCTTTGTTTTTCTTCTCTTCCTCTTCCCAGTCTGAGTAAGTAGAAACAAAAGAACCTTGTCGATATCTTAACATAGCTTGGGTGGTGCTATCTACATAGTCGTCATTTGCGCCGTGAGGGAAAGCAGCACATTCCTCGATTACTTCATAAGCAAATCGCTCTCCTTCTGGATAGAAGACTTGTCCTGATTCAAACATAGGAGCACACGCATTAACCCTGGTATGCTTGTCTTTTCCTTTAGAGGGGACAAAATCTATAACAGGAATACCCATTCTCCTAAACTCTTGAGTGAGTGGTTGGCCCGTGGCTTTTTGTTCGATCACCACAGATTCAGGTTCCCAGTATTTATATTGATCTAACGCGACTACTTTTAATTCAGGAAAGTCCCACTTACCACGGACCGCGTCTAATAAAATAATAGCTTCGGGTTCATCCTCGAAAGGTTTAAATATTCCCCATGTGGTAATAGCTGAATAGTCAGCTGTTTCCTGTTTAGAGAATGCAGTGTCATAAGATTGGATAACATGTTTTAAAGTGGGCAATCCCCCTTTCCATACTTGCCACCAATCTCTTTTAATGATTGCTCCTTCTTCTGATGTAGGCTCTTGCATATATTGAGCCGACCAATTTCTAATTGTTAAGGAAGCTTTTACTTTTTCTAATTCTTCAAACGACCAATACTCTGGCCAGACTGGATCACCACTCGGCATAATTGCAGGAAAGGAAATTTGTTTCCACCTATCTGCTTTAGGTTCTTTTTGAGCTTTGATTAAACGACCAGTCAAATCATCTTCTGCCCATCGAGTCATAACTAATACAATCGAACCACCAGGTTGCAAACGCTGTCTGGGTCCAGATGTATACCAGTCATATGCACGCTCCATGGCCCCCTCGGACAAAGAATCCTGCTCTGTGTGTGGGTCGTCAATTATCAACAGATCCGCACCACGTCCAGTAATTGCTCCTCCTACTCCAGCTGCGAAATATTCGCCACCGTGATTGGTTTCCCACTTACCTTTGGCCTTTGCGTCTTCTCTGAGTCTAACATCTCCAAAGATCTGTGAATACTCTGGAGAAGCTAATAAATTTCTAACCTTACTACCAAACCTAGTAGCTAATTCTGTATTGTGGGAAACTTGCATAAGTTTCATTTTAGGATTTCTTCCCATCATCCACGCAGGAAAATAAACAGAAGCAAATTCCGATTTTGTATGTCTAGGAGGCATATTAACAATTAATCTTCCTTTATTATCATTCGATATTTTTGTAAATTCATTGGCAATGATTTGATGATGGCCCCATCGAGAGGAATCATTAGTTTTTCTAAATATAAAGTCTGGCCATACTTCTTTAACAAAATATAGAAAATTATCCTGGCAAAGCTTGATATGTTGTAACCAGGTCTTCTCTACACGGTCTCTTAATTGTTCGGTTGATAGTAAATCAGTATTCATTTTCCTAGACTTTTAAAAATTTTAAAATTTTTTTTTCAGGAGTCCCATAAGTATTTGGGGCCCCGTACGTGTTTCTAACTCGCTTAAAGTTCACGCGTTGTTGTTCAACTCGTGGTTGTAAGCGATACCAGATATTGTGGGTCATCATTCTTATTTGTACTACATATTGAGCCTTCCTTCAACTGAAGGGCGTGGATCATATACCTTCAGGCAGGTGGAACTGGTGGTGGAACTGGTGGTGGTGGTGGTAGCGTGGCGTTGATAAACGCCACGCTATTAGTAATTATTCAGTCGGTAGTATCTGTTTAATTACAGGCTTAAGATTAGTTAAAAGTTTTTCTTTTAACTTAACAACAATAGGGTCATCAGGATATTCTAAAAGAATTTCCTCAACCGAACTCTCAACCATTTTATATAATAGTTGATAGTTTATTTTTTTTTCTATCGGTGTTTGTGCTTGTGTTGGGCGTTCAACTTCACGCCCAACATTATTAGTTGTTAGGTCAGTACCTAACAAAGTTATTAAACTGTTATTGGGCATTAACTACCTCAATAGGTTTAACATCTACTTTTATTTCAACACTCTCACTATCTACTAAATAACTAGCATATAGTTTAGGGTTTTGCTCTTTGAATTTAGCAAGATTAAATCTCTTACTATTTCTTTGAACTCTTTGAGCATAACCCTCATACTTATCTAAACCAACTAACATAATGGCATTAGTTTTTTCAAAGTATGGAAGTATCTCACTTTTAATTAAATCTTTTTGTTTAGTTAAAGATTTAATCTGTTGTTTTATTAAACCATAATTAAGAATAGTTGTCTTAACTTTTTTGTCTATTCTTAAACTAGGTTTAGTTTTTGTCTTTGTCATAAACACTCCTTTTGTTTTTTATTTAGACAATGACAAATCTATATCTTATCAAGATAGGATACAACAATTATTTTAACTTTTTTATTCACACAACCTATAGTTGTATCAATACCCCAGCTACCACTGTGGGTGCATGTGTACCATAGTTTATTTAATAAACACCCAACCCCACCACGCACGAGGCGAGGCGAGGCAAGGCACACTATCCCCATTAGTGTCTTGTATGTTCTTTATCGTCTTTGAACAAATTCGAGAATCGACCAACCGACACATCAGCTTTTGTGGTTTGATAATCTCCGTCCCCTGTCAACTTATTATCTTCTATATCTTTCATAGTCATAATATTTTGCGTAGGGTCAGATGTGCAGATGATTAGCTTTTCCATTCTATCAGGGTGTTCGGACGGCATGCCGTCTTGCTCACGGTCGTAGGGCTTTTTTTGTTTAACCACCCAAGTTTCCGAGACAAACGAATAGTAGGGCGAGGACATATCTTTCAACATACCCGTAATGATAGGCACCATAATATCTTTCGAGAATGTTGTTGTGAACTCACAAATGATATGCAACGCACCGTAGCGAGAAGATTTATCTTCATCAATTACCAAATCAGCTTTCTCCCCGTGCGTAAGAAATAGTTTAAATCTATCGTTGATAAGTTGTCTATCAAACGGCAGTAGGAATAGTGCTGGCGTGTCGTGCTTGTTTTCTTTACTAAACTGAAATAAATCTATCGCAGTCCAGCAACCGAGAGAGTGCATATCGTGTATGCTTTCTAATGGTGTTTTCAATGGAACAATCTTACTATATTTAATAGGCATGTTCTTTAGTAGTTCTTCTTTAAAGTCATCAAACATATATTTTCTCCTTTTCTATTGTCTTATCATATCCCAAATCATTTGCAACAAGAAAATAAAGAAACAATTTTGCTAATTAAACCTGTCTGGAAGCTGCTGCCAGCAGCTCCGGAGGGAGCTGATGCTATTTACCAAACGCGCGCGAAGCGAGCGAGGCGAGCGAGGCGAGAAGGCAGATTAGAATGATTCTAGAGTAGACACATGCCGATGGCGCACAGCCACATTGCGTGGTATGGGTAAAAGAAGGCAAACAGTAGCAACAGGGAAATGAGCAGCATCACGCTGCTTCCCGTTGATCCAGGAGCTGCTGTGCCCGGACCTCGACGGCCCACCAAACGAGGTTGTTCTTGAACTGACGTAGCGAACCGGCATCCCGTGCTACCTGTTGTACCTTTTGACCAAGCTTCAGACCTTCGTTCTCTGCGTAATCCTCCAGCTGCTCAAAAATCTCTTCCTCATGCGCTGCATAGAATGCTACCGTTTCGTTGTAGTAAATTATACCGGGGACTCCGCCCTGGCATCCGTGGTGCGCGATGTCCTTGATCAGGGTTGAACCGACACCTTCTTCTTTTTCTTTGGCTAAGAGCCATTCTTGTATTTTCATTTGTTTCTCCTTTTTAATTATATGTGGCTTCCGGTAGGTCTCACCCGGAATTATATCTAGCGCATGTCGCGCATAGCGTCCAAGACCAATGGGCCACATGGCGCCCAACCAGCTTCCACTCTCGCTTCCACTGGCTGTGAGCTCAGGGTATATATATCCCATCTTTCTGGGAAGTCAAGCCCTAAATGAATTTATTTTTCACAGCAGGAGCTGCCTGGATCCAGAGTCCTGTAGTTTAGTTGAAAGCCCAAGCACCAGCTTGGTGCGAGGCGAGGCGCGAGAACGAAAGGAAAAAGTTAACAAAATAAAATTCCCACGCCTCACACAAACCTTACTTCAGGGTATGAGCTGTGTCTACCCCCGTGCGAAGCACAGGTGAGCTGCAGATGCTGTTTAGTTTAAAGAAACGAGGCGAGCGGGACGAGGCGAGACGAGACGAGACCAGCTTGGCGCGGTTCGAAAGAGCAAATTAATAACCGGTGTTTCTCTTACGCTACTTATCCAAGTTTCCTTTATCGCGCAGTCCCACGCGCGAAGACTGATCCGAATAACTCCGTCGCTTCGCGCGAATTTCGTTGCACCTTCGTTTAACCTAGTGGCTCAACTAAATCGTCCGTAACATCGAGATCAAACCAATAGCCGAACGATCTAATCCCACAACACGTATTTTTGCGAATGGGATATCTTATATATAAGATATCGTGGGATAATGTCAAGCCCTAAATTTTCCTGAAGCACGGTACGCATCCAGCTCCTGATGAGCACAAGAATTTATTTCCCACGCGCCTTTCAAACGAGGCGAGGCGAGACGAGAAGCGTGAGCTTCCACCTGCATCCTGAGCTGCTGGATCCCGGACCAGTGCTGTTTAGTTAACGAGGGCGCGAGGGAAACGAGGCGAGAACGAGGACGAGCAAACCAGAACCAGTTCAGGTTCAGGTTCAGGAGGCAGCTGGTCCCAGGGCCCGGAGAATTAGTTTACGTAATCCAACTTCATCATCCGAGGCAACCGAGACGAGGCCCACGGATCCCCTTCCCTTAATCTCTAGAAGTTTAAGGGCTCGGTGCTTGACCCCCGAGCCCAAGATATACGCTGTGCCACCATTTTTCAAATGCGTTAAATGCCAATTGATTTGCCACTTACTCAGACCATAATTCTTGAGATCGTTTGATTTTAATTCTAACCAAACAGTACGACCTTTATACAATATATAAACATCAGGTATTCCGTTAATTGTATTAGATTCTATGCGGAAAATTTGTGCATCCAGCTTTAATTTTTTTATTCTTTGCCAGAGTTTTGATTCTCTTTTTTGTGCCACGCGAAACAAATCAAGTTTTGATTTTAGCGGGCTTCTCCCCATACCCATCCACCACATTTATACTCATATCTGGTGGTGCTGCATGTAATGGTAAATCAACTAAAATATTGCCAGAAACCGATACTCTTTCACAATTTGACTTAAATGGACACACATAATGGGTCAAACTAGAAGGAAAAATAAATATATCTCTCTCCTCTGGGAAATAAGATTGATAGGTAATATATTCTTTAGGGCCGTCCCCATAAGTAAACATTAAACTCCCTGGACCAGTTGAAGTACTTACACAATTTTTATTTTCTTCTTTTAATTCCTCTGGAATAGATAAATAAGTAACAAAAGAATATTTATCACTATGATTATGTGGTGGATTAAATTCATTTTGTTTTTGGTAGTTAACCCACATAGATTTTAAAAAATATTTATTATAAGGCTCATCCTTCCCGGAGTTACGCCACTCTCTCAGCGCTTGTTCATAAGCTCTCATCATACCGGCTACATAAGGAGTATATGTATTTAAGTCATTGTAAGCATATTCTTCTCTAATATGCCCGGCTAATCTTGTGCGATAATCTCTGTCTGCAATCCTAGCCTGTTTAGCCCCTTCTAATAACAATTTATGGAACTTTTCACTAATTTTAAAATGGAGAACAAAGGGCCCCCAATTTAAAATGTTTACATGAACATTCGGCTGCTTTTTTTTCTTTTCTTCACTCACAAAATACTATTACTTTATTTTTTTAATTTTAACAACCACTGAATTAGGTATAACAGTAGTATTCCCAATTTCCTCAATTTCCTCCGGGTCTGAATTATTTTTTACAGAAAAATCCCCAAATATTCTAGTTAAACCGTTAGATTGAGATAATAAATGTCCCTTAGTTACACACACAGGGAGCTGCGATTTAAGTAAATGAGTAATGCTTTGCCAACTCGAATCACTAACAATATCTTTCCAATGGACTTCCACCATAGGATAGCGATCAATCTCTACTTTAGCTTTTTTATTTATATTAATTCTCTTCTTCATCTATCCTCACCGATACTGATCCCACAGTAGTAGTCATGTGGGAATTATGTACCTCGTTAAACACCTCAAAAAATTTACTGGGATCAGCCAGCAACTTCTTTTGGCGTAACGTTAATGATCTCTTTACCTTCCCCGATTTTATTCTCGAGTTCGGATAATCTTTTCTCCAACGCTTCACGACTCATGCCCTCCAGACCTGTGTGTTTAATTTCCTTCCTGTCTACAAAGAATCCGGCCATCTGACCTTTTCTAAATAAAGCATTAATCGCTGCAGTGTATTGACCGGCTTTAGCAGCACGATCACCTAAATCTTCATACTTTTTATAATCAATCAATTTATCTTTTTCATATTTTTGTAATTCCTGTTGTAGTCTTTTTTCTAAGTATCTACACACATGTGGGTTTTGAGCCGGGCTAGTTAACCTGCTCGCTGTCTCAGTAGGTCCTTCGGCTTTTTTAGATGTATATCCAGCCCGTTGAGCTGCTTCAACCTTGGAGATCTGTCCCCAATTAGCAACCAATATATCTACAAACGTTCTCTGTTTAGGAGTCAGTTCAATCGTTGTCTTCAGTACATTTTTCTTAGCTGGCATATACCCTCACTATAGCATAAAATATTTTTTAAGAAATATTTCTATTTTTTCCCCGTAAGAGACTAGGTTTTGACCTATTTTTTCTTACTTTTTAAGAATTTTTCTTAAAACTTTTCTTAAAGAAAGTGAGTATTTAAGCCATTTTCTTAATTTCTTAGTAGTTTTGACTAAAACTTTTTTTTAAAATTTTTATTTGTATAGAGAGGGTATAGGGGAAATTAAGAATTGACAAACTATCTGAGGAAACTAGGAAATAGGTATAAAGGAGGTAATTTTATGGACACAAACAAATTTAAATCTCTTGCTCTAACTAAAGAGTGCTACGACCAGCTTCAAGTTCTTTCTAAGCATAGATTTGAGCTTCCAATTAGTATGTCGCGGGTTGTTTCATTTTTTATAGGCAAGGCTTATGACGCTTTTGAAGCAGCTCGGATTCAAAGGGAAGCTGAAGAGTCGTGGGCGTTGATTAAAGATTGGGAACCCCAACTCTTGCATAACTAAGGGGAATATGTTAATTCAAGAATAAGTTGTTTTTTATTTTCATAAAACAGCTCCTTTCTACCTGGGGGAAAGTCTTAGGCCTTTTTCCCAGGTTTTAACTTTAATTTTCTCTGGATTATATTTTCGACTAAATCTCCGTATTTTCTTCTACTATCAGTTTGAAAGACAGACTTAATTATATCTTGTTTTAATTTAGGAAGATGCTTTAGGGCTTTTTTATTGTGATTGTCCATTTTTTACTATGTGTTTAATTCCCGCTGTCCATGGATTTAAATCATAATCCATTCTATTACATGATGTAAACATAATAAATATACACACTATTAGGGGTATTAAACGCATGGGAGTAGATTAGGTTTACTGGTTAAATTTTTTACAATAGCGGTCGTAGTTGCCAATACCTGTTTCCTTAATTTTTCTACTTTTTTTCTTAATGCTTTTCTTTTATCTTCATTAGCTTCTTTTTTAAGATCTAGGTATAAACGATAATATTCTATCCATTTTAGTTGCCTATGAGTAAAAGTAATATTTCCATTTCGAACAGCTTTAAAATATTGCTCTTTAACTATTTCAGGATCCCATCCTGATTGCCAGCAAATCCAATTAAAATCTTTATTTTCTTTGGTGATCCATTGATGTGCTTCCATTTTATGAATACTTGATTTTCTATCGGACTGTAAAATACGTGTATCTTCCACAGCGTTCAACAATACATGACGCCATAGTCTCTGTTCAGGGCAATGATGATTTTGAGAAATTAAAGATTCGGCTATTTCAATGCCCATAAGTTTTAATAAGGTTGGTGAATAGTTCACGATAATGGTGTTTAACCTCCGGTGCTATGTTTAACCCAGAAGCGACCTGGTATTGTTTTTCCACATCTTCAATCATCCTGTGGATTTGTGCGCCTGACCATTTTTCCTTTCGTGGTACTATCAAAAGATTAAGATTATTTTCAAAGATATTCATAGATGAATTATAACTTAGCATCATCACCTTTCATACCCTTAATCAGCTTGAGTTTTACTACATTATTAGTGTGTTTTTTCTTCACATGAAATTTATACAAATCATTTGCATCTGTTATCATTTGTGGATCAAACTCTGGTTTGTAGCCAAAGCATACTCCATTATGTAATGCAAACATTACACTTGTAATTTTATCATAGTCTGATTTTTTTAGATTGGCCGCAAGAATGACTAGAGCTTTTGTATACTCAGTGATACCATCCTTCGATTTCGCCATCAATATATCCTTCTACATATCTAAAAATATTTAAAAATAATTGATTACTGATCCGTGGACCGTGATTTTTGTGACCTGAACCATCGCAGTGGATGCAAGTTCCGGTATTTATCTGTCCTTTAATGTATCCATTCCCTTTACAAAAAGTACAAATCTCATACTTAATTTCTTTCTTATCCATTTTTCACCTTTCTTGCAAGTACATTAGATATAACTCTTCCATCAGGTAATCTTACCCTATCTTTCCACTTACAATCAATGACATAAGTTTTTTCTGATGTAGCAATTTTAAATTGAATTCCCCAGGGCTTATCTTCTCTCCAATAGTTCTTAAAATCCTTGATTTCTGTATGTAAATTAAGCTTTTTTGCCATTCTTCTTTTCGTATTTTTTTAAAACATCTCTCAATTTTTTACTTAATTTTTTTTATTTTTACTCAAATTACCTCCAGGTTCTCCAACCATTAACCCGTTTATCAGCTTTCAATTAAACTTCTCATATACACCTCCTTAATTCTGTGGCGTATGCTGTTAAAGGGACCTGTAATTTTTTTGCTATATATACTTGTGCTGGAGTTAAACGTATTCTCTTTTTTCTACCATAATTTCTTTTAAGTTTGGCATTCTTGGATATAAAAAGAAACATAACCATATCAATTAAATTATAATATAATTTAGAACGCGGACTAATTCCTAATTTCACTAATTCTTCGTGAGTATCCAAAGCAAGATGTGTGAACCCTTTATGTTTACCAAACCAAGGATTCCTTGCTGCCCATTTTTTTGCTTTAGGTTCTATTAATTTATCGGTTTTCGCCATGATATAAATAAAGATTTAATCGCACTTAAACATTCTTCGAATTTTGATTCGGGGTCATCTAACTTGATTCGATTTCTCTCAACCCCATTAACTAAAAATACTAATTCTTTAGTCTTATGATAAAACCTAACACAAAATTCATCATAACCTGTCTCTTTAAAAATTTTTAGGTTCTCCAAATTATGATACTCTTCTATGTCTTTTGGAGTCATTACCATTTATTACCCCTTGGCTCCATTGAGATATTTCTTTTTAAGGGACTCAACACTTATCCCTTCCTTCTTAGCTACGTGTTTTATGTAATCATTTACCAGTTTAGAAATCATCCCTGCGGGTGCACGGAATTTTTCTTTACACATTCCTTTCAATAGCTTGTAGTCATCTATCTTTACAGCTACACTCTTCCATTTATTAATGTCCATTTTTATCCTTGTTATTATCGTTTAAGTCGTCTTTCATCTCCTGCAAGCCGGCTAAAACTTGTTTTCTAATTTTTTCAAGTTTATCAACTTGAAGTGTTTTAACTGTTAGTTCGTCGTTCGCTGTTCCTAGGTCCGTGTGTAATTGTTTAATTGTACTTCCTGCTTTTCTCAATTGATCCTGGAGATATCCTTTTTGTTTTTGCAGAGCCTCGATTTTTTGTCGCTGTTCGGCCAGCAGCTTTAGAGACTCTGCATGATGTTTTTTTTGTTGAGTTATGTCATTGTCAGTATCCTCCATTTTTTTCTGTAAATTTTTTAATTCTGCTACCATTGGGTCATACATATTAAAATACCCCCGTTATAAAGTTGTTTAGTAATGTTGCTGCTGCAACACCAATTATAAATCCAGCTATACCACAAACAATTTCTGTTTTGTAATAAAAAGAATTTATACATAAATCTTTTAAAAATTTTTTAATAGAAAATTCCATAAATCATATATCCTATAAGTAATAAAAATAATTTTGGACTTAGTAACATACCAAGTGCAAATATTATCATTAATGCGTTTTTAATTTCCCTTTCCATCTTTTTTTCCTTTCTCTAATTTTTGTATTGCTTCATTAATTTTATTTTGATTTATAAAGTCTTCTTTTGGTTTTTGATTTTTTTTGTGTAATATATCTAACAGATCACCCATTTTCCCTAAATCAGTGTGTGCCTGGTCTATTATTTTTTTTGGAGTTTTTGGATTCTGTAAAAACTTTGCAATTATTAAAAGAGTTTCCTTAAATGTAGGAATCTCTTTACCACACGCATAACAACCGTATTTATTTTCCATTTCCTTCCCTTCTTGTTGCCAATTCATCATACACTAAATCATTAGCTAGTGTGGTATGAATCGGATTTATTTCTTTGTTCTCTTTTGTTGTAATTTTTAATTCTTTAAGACCATCCTTGTAATCATCAAATCTAAGTGAATCCTCCAATGGAGTACCATCAACATCATGAGAAGGTATCCTGCTTAATTGTTCATCTACCTGTTCTATGATATTATGCCATAAAGAACTTTTACTTTTTATTTTCATAGTTCTTATATATATGGGAGATAATATAAAGTCAAGATGAAATTTGTCCTGAGCATGATTATTTGTAGCTCTGTTTTTCAGCACTGTTTACCGCCTCATCAGATGCCTGATTTATACAACTCTCACTATGAGTGTATGATAGCCGGATACAATGAAGCCATTAAAAAAGCTAAAGAAATAGGGCCTAAAGAAGTTAATAAATATGGTACTCTTATCAAATTCATGTGTATTGATGAAGCCCTGATATTGCCTCAGCCCAAACCAGGACTAGAATCTTAATTGACTTTGTGGCAGAATTTTGGTAGCGCTAGGCTATGAAAGAGGCTGTTACTTACTTGCTATTTGGGAGTATGTGTTGGGCCGTGGAGACTGATTCATTGGGCGAAAAATGCGGTAATATCTATGAATATGAGAAATCACGCCATATAAGCCTTGAGAGCTGTCTTGATAGAGCCGAGTACCTTGGTACCCAAATACAGCTAAATCTTAAAAATAGAGGGTCCTACGCCACAGAAATGACTATTAATTGTATCCCCTCAGACTATTCTATGAACCACGCAATTCAATGGAAATAGCCTTGACAAACAACCCTAGCGTGTCTTATATTAACTTATGAAGCTATATCGCATCCAAGCTTTCGTAGATGGCTCTTATTTAAATGGGAATGTGGAAGCTCCGGACGATAAAGCGGCTCTGTTAAAGTTTGCAGAGCTTGTTGAACAAGGACACATTAAGGTAGATACCTCAAACGAACAAAGTGAAAAAGGGTTCTACTCAAATGGAGTCCGGCTAACGTATGAGGAGTTTACCAATGGCGTTACAGGCGATGGTACAAGAAAAGCTAAACTTAGAGCACAAATGGGCTCGGTTGGCTACGACTGGTCAACAGGACGAGATGAAAGTGGCCTCATTTCGAATAAAAGACCTGAAGACACAGATAGAAATTAAAGTGGAACAGGAACAGAAACCTAGTATAGCTAGTTAGATACAGGGGCTCCTTTAATTCCTTCCTTAAAAAGGGGTAAAACCTTAAGGGTAAACTCGCGCATATCTTTTTCAAACAAGAATGACATATCAAATATATCCGGGTGTTTCTCATCACACTTACCATTTAAAGCTTTTAAAAAATTTTCTTCATCTACATTTTTAGCTTTATAAACTAACGCATACTGAGCTATACCTTTAAAGTATTTTAATCGTTTAGCTCCATCAATTAATAAATTATTTTCATCAATTACAATAGGAGTAAGCATTCCATTTTTTTCAAAATGTTTTTTCTCTTCTTCACTTATACTAATTACAACATTAGGAACCATTATAATTTTATCTAAATTAATATGGGCTAATCGCGTTTTAAATAGTTGATACCAAGGGTGAACCGTGGTCGTTGATCCTTGGGTCGTGGTTAATAATTCAGCCATTAGCTACCTCATGAAATTTAAGTTGTCTTCTTTTAGATAGGTATGGTAACATTGTTCTTAAAATATCTAAAGCTTTTTCTTTTTTCGTTACTCTCCAGCTATACATTAATTTATGTTTAGGGTCTTTTGGCTGCCTAGAATAGATTGCTCCTTCTTTAAAAAAAGTGAGAAATCTCAATACTGTATCGCCATCTGACATATCTACACACACTCTTAATTGTCTTGTTTTATTCTTCCCCTTTGACCATATACCAAAGGTTCCTTCTCCATCAAATACACCAGCTAAATATCCTAATTCATCATTTGGCATTTCCCCAGGAATCTCCTAATTTTTTATCTACCACAAAGGGTACTTTAAATTCGATACATCCTTCCATTATTTTCTTGATTTCATCTGCCATTGATTCATCCTTCACATTAAAACATAGTTCATCGTGGATCTGTAAGATAGGTAAGAAGCCTGCGGTTGCACACGCTAACATTGCCTGTTTAGTTTGATCTGCTGATGATCCTTGTATTAATCTATTTAAGGCCTTATAGGTATAAGCCCTTTTAATATTGTCTCTTCCATACTTAGCAACTGCATTATCAAATGTTTCTGCAGTATGTAAGCCAAAATCTCTAGGTTCCCACATATTGAACCTACACTTCCGACCTTTTTTAGTTCTAATGATACCCTTCTCACTTGCGGTCTGCATACATCTATCAGATAATAGCTTCACAAATGGAACCTTATTGTTATATTTTGATATTAGCTGTGTTGCTTCTTCTTTTGATAAGCCGAGAGAATTAGCTAGTTTATTCTTACCCATTCCATACATTAACCCTAGCCCAATAGTCTTAGCTTGAGATCTTTCAATTCCTACTAAATCCGCTACAGTTTGGTGGAAATCTGCACTAGCTTCATGATAAGCCTGTACTAATTCATTACTTCCTTCGTAGCCATCCCCTATAGATGCTGCATAGTGAACCGTCATTCGTGGTTCTTGCTGCGAATAATCAAAACTACCCCACCTGCACCCTTCTTCTGGAACGAATAAAGATCTAATCATAGGACCAAACTCTTTGTTCCTAGCTGGCACCTGCTGCAGATTAGGATGAGACATTGATAGTCTCCCCGACACAGTTCCGCCATTATCTGATCTCAGTTGATTTATTTCACCGTGTATTCTTCCATCCACCTGGTATTTCATGATAGAAGATAAGAAGGTGTTATGAAATTTATTTATTTCTCGCGCTTTAACAATTAACTTTGCAATTTTATGTTTACAGTTGAACAACCAGTTTTGGGTAAATGATGGCTCGCCTGTTTTTGCAGTCCGTGGATACTCTATCTTCAACTTATCAAAAGCTATGGCAATCTGGCGTGCTGCCCAAATGTCTATGTCTGTTCCTGATTCTTTTTTTATTGCCATCAACAATTCTTTTTCTTGGTGTTGCATTTTTGTTTGTAATTGTTGAGCTAATTCCACTTGTACTCTTACCCCTCTTTGACGCATTTTTATAAGCACTGGTAATAAATTAGATTCTAATTCCCATACGGTTCCTAAACTTTGTTGAACAATTTCTTTTTTAAGTTGCTGCCACAATAGGTACGTGAGTCGTGCATCTTGTTCAGCATAAAATCCAACATGCTCCGCAGGTAACTTCCACATCTCGGCTTTGGGATCTACGCCATGATCTTTAGCTGCTAAGATTAAATCTGTTTCTGCTTTAATTTCCCCCAGGTAATCTTTAGATAAAGCATTTAAAGAATAAGAGAATCTATTTTCATCAACGATAGCTGCAGCTACCATTGTATCAATTATCTCTCCATTAATTTTATAGCCTTCCTTTTCTAACCAGCCCACATCATACTGAGCATTATGAAAAATTTTAGTACAAGGTAAAGCACACACATCTTTAATATAATTTTGTACTTGTTCCGGTATCATGTTACCACCACCGAAATGTTTAAAGGGATAGTATCCTTGCCAGCCCTCGGTCGCTACTGCAAAACCTATAATGTTACCATTACCTGTAGCCCATCCTGCCCCTAGGCCAGATGCAATGCCATCGTCTCGAGTTTCTAAATCAATTGCTATTTCTTTTGCGTGTGAAAGATCTTTATATTCTGCAGGACAAGACCAAATATGTTTTTTAAAGTTCATTGATAATTGTAAACTCATGCAGTTTTTACTTCCGCTGTAGTTTCAATCCATACTCTAGCGCCACAACTTAAAGGTTTAGTAGGTTTATAAACAACTTTACTAGGTCCTAAAATACTAACTTCATGAGCATACGTATTAGACTTACTGGTTTTAATTGTAATAACAGGGTCGTTAGTGCCGTGTTTTTTATTAGCTTTAATCTTATGCATATTTACATGTATTCTTTTAAGTAAACTCATGCGTAGTCTCTCTCTTTAATCATTTCTAAATAATGGATTGCTTTGTCTATATCTTTTTCTTTTCCTTTCTTTTTATGTCGGCAAATATATTTAATTGCATTCCCCTCGGCGAAGGGAAGGTTATTTTCATTTATGAATTCTGCTGGCTGAATTTTCATTCCTCTGTAATGATCACCATCGACCTGCTTATTTAAACTATCATAAGTGGTTGATTTAAAGAGGTTTTTGTCCGTCATTCTTTTTCTCTTTCCTATTCAATCGGATCTGAGCTTCTTCTGTTATTTTTAATATATCTTTCCACCCAGTTTCTTTTTTTATTTTCTTTATCATATTTTTTAAGTCTTGATAATACTGTTTATCTGGTTTGTTCTTGGACATAAACTAAATAATCTGCTCCCAATGGATAGTTATATTTGTAATCCGTTGTTAACAAATGAATCGTATCTCTAGCACGAGTTGCACCTGTATACCAGACTTTTTTTTCATCAATTTTTTCTTGTTTTGTTTTACTTTTAAAGTTGGATGGAAAATTTCCTTTTCCATATAAAACCACATGATTGGCTTCTCCACCTTTTACTGAATGAATGGTATCAATAATAATCTGAGGATCTTCATCTAGTTGTTTTTGACCATACCGACGAAGAAGTCTTAAAAAATAAATAATTTGTCGTGGAGTAAAATTTCTTCTTAAAATCCACCACCATTGTTTCTGCTGCGCTTCATCAGGTAGATCTAATCCACACCATTCTTTTAAATCTTTAAAATTATACTCTTTAAAATCAGGTTCATTAATCCAAAATTTAGTAGCTCTGTAGTCTGGACTTTTAAGTTCTCTAATATACTTATACATTTTTTCTGCTTGACGTTTATCTATTTTTTTACCGGAAGATATTCTGGTCCAAGCTTTAATGGCTTCCCATTGAGAAGGATCAAAACATTTATTATTATCATTATCGGAATAATATAATCCTGCATCTTTGGCTACCATTCTTAATTCATTTACTGTGCTATTAATTCTTCCTAAGATGTACCAAGTTCCTTCTAATTGAGAAAAAGGAATCTCCTTAAAATTTAAATATCTTTTTACAAATCCTTTTTTATCTACATGTTCGTAATCTTTTTCTTCACTATCTAATAT